ACCAAGCTGTCGAGGTCAATTCCGAAATTGCTCATCTGTTCACCCTAAACGAAAGGCCGCCGCCGGGAACCCGGCGGCGGTGGTTGCCTTGGTATTACCAGCCGACCGCCGCGATCGTGCTGACCATGCCGGTGCGGACCATTCCCCATGTCACGAAGAGCGACAAACGGATGGCGATCGAGTCGGTCTGGAACAGCGAGCGCATTGGCGCGGCGACCGAGTTTGGCGTGCCGGTCGTGCCAAGGGCCAACGGAGTCGTGTCTTCCTCGTGCAGCGTCGCCTCGTTCGAGACAGCGAAGCGCGGCGTGTCGCCGTTCGCCGTCACGAACCAGTCGGCGTCAACCGCGATCAGCTTGCCGGCGGGGACCGTTAGCGAGGAAATGATCCGATTGACGCCGAACTTCGACGCCGCTTCCGCCGCCGATCCGAACGCAAAATCGCCTGTGGTGGTCTGCACCATGCCAATCTTGCGGGCTTGAGCCGGGTTCATAATCAACACGACGTTGCCGCCGCCGCCTGCACCTTCCATCGGTGCGATCAGGCCGTTGATATCGGCGACGATCTTTTCGAGCGTCGTCGTCGCGGCGGATGCCGCCGTGGCGCCGACGAGCAGACCAGCCGGGCGAACCGCCGACTCGGCCACCGCGTCGATCAAGAAGCCGTCGAGCGACGCCTGCGTATCGTCGGCCATCGCCTTGCGGAGAATGCCCTCGATCGCCGGCACCGATGAGTTAGCCATCTCTTCGGTGTACGTGGTGATGCACGCCACCTTGTGAGGCTTCAGCTCGACAACGGCCAGACCGATACGCTTCACGGGCTTCGGCGCGCCTTCCCCGACCCACGCGCCTGACGCCTGCGGTGTTGCGGCGCGATATGGGATCTTCAGCGAACCGTTGCGGCCGAGATCGTAGCTGGTGCCGGCGTCGGACAACGGAGCATAGATCGAGTTGGCAATCAGCCGGTCCATGAAAGCGCCGAATCCGGTTTGCACGAGTTCGGCGGCGTAGCCGGTCGTGGTCGTCATCGCCGGGTTGACCGCGGCGCGGGTGACGATCCGCGTGAACTCGTCGTCGCCGTAGTTGTCGCGAATGACCCGATCGACCGGAATCTTGTGCGCGAAGGACCGCAGGCTCACAGCCGCGGCGCGGAACACGTAATCCTCCGGGTTGATCTTCTTTTTCGGCATCGCGAACGGCCGGCGCTCGGCGGCAGGCGTTACGATAGCCGCCGTGCCATCGCCCTCGTCGTCGGCGTGGTCGTTGTCGTGTCAGCGATCGTAAGGCCGAGCACCCGTTCGGTGTTCTGGTCCTTCTTGAGCGACGCAAAGGCGGCGTCGATAATGCCGGGCAGCGAATCGTACAGCGTTTCCTGCTCGTCATCACGCTCGTCCATTGCGGCGAGTTCGGTCAGTCGATCGCGCAACCGATTCAGTTCGGCGGCTTTCGTTTCAATCTGCTTTGTCAGTGGGGTTCTCATGGACTTATTCCCTTTGGCGGGATCGATGGATGCGGACACGCGGGATGTTCCCGCCGCTATACGCTTGACCTCTTCTGATGCGGACTTGCCGAAGAGCTGGCGTCTGGCGTCGGTAGGTAGATGGAGTGAGCGGGCGTGCTTGAGTGGCCCGGCGTTCGGGTTGGCGGGGATGGCGACCATCGAGCACTCAAGCAGTTTTTGCTTGAGGAACTTCATCGGCGGAAACCAGTCGTCTTTGTCGTCTTTGTTGAGCAGTTCGGATTCGATCGGCAGGAAGCCGACGCTGACCATCCTGACGATCCCCTGATCCCACAAGGATCGCACTTCATCGACCAGCGCGCTCGTCCCGGCGGCGGCGAGCACCAATTTGCCGATCAGGCGCTTACCCTCGATGCGAACGTTTTTCCATGAGCCGATGATCGAGTTCGGCGAGTGATTGAACAGCGCGATCGGGTTGCCGCGGAACTCGGACAGATCCCATCCAGACGCCACGATCACGTCGCCGTAGCGATCGACGCTCTCGTCGGACATGATGAACTCGGACGGATCGACGTCGGATTGCTTGGCGGCGCGGTAGACAATGCCCTGCATTGGAGACGTCCCGGCGATTGAGTTGTCGACCGCCTTACACCCGTTTTTGTTTCATAGGTGAAACAGACCGAAAATTATTTAGCGCCACCAAACGCTCGACGGTCTCGTGGCTCGGCCGGCGAGCGTCGCCGACGGCGACCCGCCAGACCGTCGCCCGGCTCAATCCGCTTTGCTCGGCGATCTCGGTGCGCGTCATCCCCTGACTTTCGAGCGCCGCGACCAGTCCCTCGAAATGGTCCTGCCGCATTGATCCCTCCTTTCGGTTTTCAAATCTTCCCGCTTGGGAAGATTTGACCCTCAACAGACGATCGTGTCGATGTTGAGCATCGGCGTCGTCTGTAGCTTCATCGCCGCCACGGCCATGACCGCCGCCACCGCGGCGTCGATACGGCCGAACGATCGCGCCTTGTCGAGCTTGCGATTGCCGGCGGCGTCCATCGAAATGATCGTGTTGCCGAGACACCAGCGGAGAACCGGATTGCCGCCGTGGACGATCCGCCCGGCCAGCGCCAGTTCCTCGAAGATATCGAGCGCCGGCGCCATATCCTTGTAGCCTTGCCCGATCGCCATCATGTCGACGAACACGCCGAGCCGGCTCATCGATTGCTTGAACACGTCGATGCGCCAACGATCGAAGGCCATCCGCTGGAAGGCGATGCCGGCGGTCAGGTCGCCGACATCCTTCACGAGGAAATCGTAATCGAGCACCGAACCCGGTACGGGGATAATCAGATCGTCTTTCGCCCACGCCGGATATTGCGCCCGATCGCGGGCGGCGCGCTGGCCGAGATTGTCGGCCGGCGTCCAGACCCGCGGTGCGAGGTGGATGCGGCCGGCGTCATCCTCGACGGCCATCACGAACGCCGAGAGGTCGGCCCGGCTCGATAGATCGAGGCCGCCAAAGACCGGCCGGCCGGACACAAACAGGCTCATGTCCACCGCGGTGTTGCCGGCCTGCCAGACGCTCGGCGTCAGGAACGGCGCTTTCGCCTGTACACGCTGGTTCAGGTAAAGATTCCTGACCGTCGCCTCTAGGCTCGGCACCTTGACGGCGCGACGCATCGTCGAGCGGAACTCATCGATGTCGCGGTAGTCGCCGAGCGCCGGATTCGCCCGGTGCCATTCGCGCTCGTCGAGGATGTCGCAGTCTGGCGCCGCGGCATAGAGATGGACGGTGAACGCCGGGTCATCGATCTCGCCCGACTTGACCCGGCCGCCATAGTCGATCAGTTCCGACAGGATGTGGTCGTCGGCCGGCGCTTGCGTCGAGATAATCATCATCAGCGGATCGACCTGAGAGCCGAGCGAGGTCATCAGCGCGTCGTACAGCGACGCGTTCCGGGCTTGCGCCAGTTCGTCATAGACCACGAGGTCCAGACCCTCGCCGTACTGCCCGCCGGCTTCGGCGCTGATCGCCGAATAGATCGAGTTGTCGCGGCGGTGCGCGATATGTTTGGTCGAATCGATAATCTTCAGATTATTCCGTAACGTCGCGTTGAGCCGGATCATCGAGACCACGAAGCGGTAGACGATCGACGCCTGCTTTCGCGTCGTCGCCGCCGAGACGATCGTCGTGTTGCGGCGCTTGGCAGGCCCGACGAGGTGAACGAGCACGATCAGGGCGGCCAGTAGTGTCTTGCCGCCGCGACGTGCCAAGGAGAGCACCGCCTGCCTGCGGAGCCGCCGACCAGCCTCGTCGCAGGGATTGTAGACGTCGCGGATGAAATCCATCTGGAACGGCCGCAGGCGCAGCGGCTTGCCGATCATCTTGCCGGCCGGGACGATCAGCGAGTGAGCGAACGCGATGATCCGGCCCGACGGCTGGCGCCAGTCCTGCCGCGGCACGCCGAGCTTGTCGTACAGATCGCGGGCATAGGGTGGCAGCCGCGGCAATTGGCGGCGCGGCGGCGGCGGCGCTTTCGCGCTCGGCGGCGCTTTAAGCCGGCGTGTCTGTTCGAGCATCATCGAGCCGGATCAGTTTCATCCCATACTCGTTCGGCTCGATCGGGAACTCGATATCGTCGCGCCGGACCAGCTTCTGCCGCTTGAAAGGCGAATAGTCGACGGCGTGATGCCATCGCTTGAAGCGCCACGCCAGCTTGGCAACGTCGGGGTGGACCGCCGCCAGCATCTGGCTTTTCTCGCGGGTGCCATACGGCGCATAGAACTCGTCGGTGTTGCCGCCCTTCATAGCCATCGTCGGCATCTTATATTGCAGGAAGGCGACGAACTGGATCGTGCACCAACCGGCCTTGAGCATATCGAGGGACAGGATCGTGTCCTCGTTGTAGCGGCCGCGCCAACGAAACGGCGTGTCGTTGCGGATCAGGTTGCAGGAGTAGATTCGGGTGTTGGCGGTGAACGGCCGCGTGTGCGCCTCTTTGCGCGACGCAAACATGAAATAGTGAGGTCCGGCCATCGCCACGTTCGTATAGCGCAGTACGAAATCCTCCATCGCGGTCCAGTAGGCCGGCGTGGTCGCCGGAACTTTCAGGTTGTGATTGAACCGGTAAAATCCCTTGATGTTGTCGTCCATCACCCAATGCCAAGGATGGCCGGCGGCGATC